GCAAATCCATCATTACGACGAAGGCTTAACCATGTGCCAAGAAATGCTCCAGCATCAGCATAAGCATAAATTCCAAAATCACAACCAGCATTATTCGTTCCGGTCTCTGCGGTATTAGTCGCAGATAATTGCCAACGCGCTATTCCATTGGTGCGATATTGTATAGTCCTAGAAGTAGCTGCATCTCCATTTAACGTAAATCCAATATTTGGCCCTGCATTGGTCCCAAGCGTAAGATTGCCTGTTAATGTGCCACCAATTAGCAGCAAATAATTAGCATTATTTGTATCTACATATTGTTTAGTAGCTGCATATAATCCTGAAGGCGGGTCTCTGTTTAAGAGCACATCGCCAGAATACATTTGAAGACCATTATTATTAACTGCTACTTTATTGACTCCAAGACAAGATAAGAATATTGCACCTCCACCATTACCCCAGATACCACTATTTGGATTAGCAGCTAAAGCAAGACCAGGAGCAGTAGCATTACCATTAGCAATTAACAATGGTTTTAGTAGTTGGCCGCCCTGATCAGTTATGAATTGAAACCAACTTGAATAAGCAGAATTAGTAAACATACGACACCAAACAGGCGGAGTGCCATCCGATAGCAATCTTCCACCCATGAATATTTGGTCTTGCCAGCCACCATTACTATTATATCCAGTAATCACAAAGCCAGTAACTTGACCTGGTGGAAAATTGACTGGATTAGTTTGATTGGTAATTGAATGCATGGCAACCGTACCAGATGGAATGCCAGCATTCAAGTCAAACCCTACATCGCTAATAAAGTTTACATCAACAACTTTCTTCCAAGCCAAAGCAGAACGACCATATGCATACTGATTATTAGGCGCATCTGTAAATGCACGAGCATCTACATATTGTTTCGTTGCTGCTTGTAAAGCAGTAGTTGGGTCTACAGCTAATGTTAACGTCTTACCAGCGGACATATTAAGTCCAGCAGAATTAACAAAAGATATGTCTACCCCATTAATTACACTAAATACATTATTGGATGATACTAAATTAAGACGACTGCCAGTAATACTGAAACCAAAGGTAGTGCCATACAAAGCAATATGCTTGGATAGATCGCTAGGAGAAGAAGCAATTACACTGCCAAATCCAGTGCCACCAACAAATGTAACTTTTTTATTAGCAGTTATCGCCTCATAAAACGTTATCAATGTAGGATCAAATCTTACATAATCATTCGGCGCCGTTGTATTGTCATCATAAGGCGGCATACGACTAATACGAAAGCTACCACCTTGATTAAACAACGCTATTAAATTCGCACCAGTATTATCAGCTATTGCAAGTGAAGGCCAATTGCCAGATCCAGTTGTAGTAAGTAACAACTGTTTACCAACATTGGCTGCACTCCAACCACCAACAGTCATTTTAATAGATAATGAACCGCTTAATTCTCCGCCAATTAGTTTTAATACTGGCGCCCAATCAGTATTTGATCTGCCGTATGCATTATTATCTATTGGTGCTTCTTCAACAGCACCCTGTGGACCTTGTGGCCCTACATCTCCTTGTGGTCCTTGCGGTCCAGTATCACCTTGTGGTCCTTGCGCACCAGTATTACCTGTTGGGCCTTGCGGTCCTACTGGGCCGGGAACAGTAGAGTCAGCGCCAGTATTACCGATTGGTCCTTGTGGGCCTTCAGGTCCAATATCTCCTTGTGGTCCTTGAGGTCCAGTATTACCTATTGGTCCTTGCTGTCCAGTATCACCTTTTGGCCCTTGCTGTCCAGTATTACCCGTCGCTCCTGGCGGGCCAGGGACTGTACTTGCTGCTCCAGTATCACCTTTTGGTCCTTGTGGGCCTTCAGGTCCAATTGGTCCTTGTGGCCCCTCTGGTCCAGGCGGCCCTGCTACTCCACCACCAGCTACACTATCAACATATCCTTTATTTGCCACTTCATCTTGAGAAGCAGGAGGCAAAACATGCATATGAGACGTTACTTGAATATTGCCAGGACCAGCACGATCTAAGGCTGATCCTCCTAAAGTAATTGATGGAGAGTTAACATTAAATGATTGCTGTGCTTGCTGAACTATATTGCCGTCTTGATCTATTACTACGCTGCCTTTGTCATTAGCAACTACTATGCCATTATCTTTTGTTAGAGTAACAGTGCTTTTATCAAACTTTAAGACAACATTATCAGGGTCACCCACAATACCAGTAGGCTGACAACCAGGAATAAAAACGCCATCAGAAAGATCAAACTGCCTAGGGTCATCTGGCATTGTTTCTTTGCCATCTAACCAACCTTCCATTGATCTTTGCTGTATGGATAATATACCACCATCCCCTGGTTGAAGAGGATAAGTCATACTGGCTTTGCCGCCGCCAGAAGCAGCAAATACAACTGGCACTTCTACAATTTGAGGTGAGTCTAATGACTCTTCACTTGCTAGGCGCTTAGGCAAAGTTGGTTTTACCACAGCGCGATTAGTTGCTGCATTATAGCTAATAATTTTGGCAGGTATATTTGTGTTTAAAGTATTGCCAAGCTGAACCTCTATTTGCTGCTCGATTAATTCAGTTAAATTAAGCTGCAACATAGAGCATACCTCCTGCGTCTATCACATCTTCAACATCATCACTATTATCATTTACTGTTCCTCTTTGAGTTTTAGTGGATGTATCCTTTATTGGTTTTCTAGGATCAACAACTCTCAATTGAGATTGCCAATCACCAGTAGCATCACTATCACCTTGATGTTTGACCTCTTCAATTCTATAAACACCATTAACAAATAATGCTTCCAATTTAATTCTGTCTCCAGGATTAATCATAGGCATAAGCAAAGCCTTTACTTTCCAGCCATCATAATCAGGTTCAATAATAGGCTGCCCAACAGTCTTGCTGGTTCCTTTAGCATGAGTATGCGCTTTGGCCAATCGTTCTCTTTCAGGAGAACCAATCATCCCACTATTTTGACTTATCAATATACCTTGTCTAGTTGTTACCATACCATTCTCTATGACTTGTAAATTACCGTTCTGTATAGACCATTCCAAATTGGTTCCTTTGGTAACTTTATCCAATAATGTTCTAGCAGGTCCATAAAACGACAAGCCATTATTCCAAACTCTAGTTGGGGCGTCATTAGGCAAAGTCAACGGCAACCCCATCTGTTTGGAGACATCATTGAGAACTTGAGTTGATTTAATACCTTTATTGTAGCCAACCGATATTGTCGTATCACGTATTTCTTGCGCACCATCTCCAAGCTCAAATTCCGTAATAAGATCAGGCCCTTCTTTCTTTGACCAAGCATAACTTACATTACCTTGAAAGATTAATATTGCTCCGGCTTCATCTTTATATCCAGCATATAATACAACTCTAGTATCTGGTTTTTCAAATTCTGCCCTAGTTTCTTTCTTCAAATTATATACTTTGATAGTGCTTTTGTTAGGATTTTTCTTAGCAGTCTTTTCAATATCAAATTGAATACGCAAAGAGTCAGTAATCTCTATGCCCTGAGATTGACCTTTCTTTCCTACCAACAAACGATATGTTCTATCATATAACAATTGGCGAAGTCTCCCCATATTCAGGCATTAAACCAAGTCTAACTAAATCAGCATATTCTTGATAAATTAATTGATACTTGCCACTACTAAAACCATCTCTTGGAACTGGACCATTTCGCTGATATTCACTATATACATACAACTCTCCTGGCGGCATATCGGAATATCTATACTGCCAAGTCAAAGGGTAATTAGGCGACAATGATATACCATCAACTAAATGACCATAAGTAGAATTGCGAATACTCATGTGCCAATATTGACCAGAATCATTCCAATTCAGTATAAGATAGAATACCAAATTATCTAGTTCAACTTCAATTGATTGACTATTCAAATCTTGAACAGGAATAGCAATATACATTATTGGGGTGGCCTTACTGACTGCAGTGGACCTTTTATAGTTGCTCCCGTTTTTGCTTGTGAATAATTATCAAGATTATATGCTGCAGTTGCATTAGGATCATATCCTGCATCTTTAGGCGTTTTGCTAACCTTCTGTGCTGTTTTCCCCATCTTACCTTTCGCATCACCCGAAGCATTCTGTTCTGGTGGAAGATCAGTAGTTTTGAGTGTTACCTTTATGATCTTTCTGAGGCCGGCATTTATAGTTAACCATTGTCCGCCAGTAGTAGAGTTATTTGATCTTTCAATAGTAAGATCAGTAAACGCCATATCCTCATATTGGCCGAGACCTGTAACAACTGTTACTGTTGTTCTTTCAGCGTGCATCTTCCTTAGTTGTTCAATAGCATCAATCATTTTAGAATAGCAAAGCGAACCAAATTCTATACCAAAACTAGATGAAGCTGATATTGCTCCGCTGATCTTTAGTTCTTCATTATGAGCAGTAATGTGATCTGTTAAATCGCCACTACCATCTTCAATCGGATATTTAGTAACATCACTTGGTAGAGAAACAGACTCAGTAACGAGAACGTCTAGCGCCAGATACGCGAGGTAACTTTGCTGCTGTGTTTGGAACACCCCATACAGAGCCATCTACGAACTCACACAATACAGTTTTACTGATAATACATTCAGGACAATTAGTGCTATCATAATATGTTCCATGTCTAATGCAATATCTACTGAGTCGCTGCTTCTGTTCTTGGACTGGAACGCCCCAAATCTCTTGCGATGCCACTGATTAGCTCTCCTGTATAGTTGCTAATACTTGTAGCTATTCTGCTAGCAATACCTGCATCATCTTGCACTTGAACAGTTACATTATTAGTTTGCGTAACTGTTATTTGTTTATTATCATTATTGGTTGTAGATGCAGGCCTACCCATTGCTCCTGGCGGGAGAGAGGTAGGCAAATCATATGTTGGCATATTAGTTGGCGATATAGGTCTAACAGTAATAGTAGGAACATTACCAGGCAAAGGAACTGATGGCACTATAGGAGGTGGTGGTGGCGCTTGTATTAATGGTGGCTGTAGATCATATGTTGGCATATTAGTTGGAGAAGTAACCCTAGGAACAGAAGGAACTGTATTGGTTCCTTCGGGACCAATTCTCCCTTGTGGTCCGCTTTTACCTGACAGAAAATCTAAGAATTGTTGCTGGCCTTTTTCACGCATTTTATTTATTTCTTCTGAGCGACCAGGGCCATGAATAAAATCAGTTACCCAATCACTAGCACTATTAACAGCACCATATATTTTATTTGTTAGCCAAACAGCACTAATCATACCAAAGATATTGCCTAACAAACCTAATGGTTTGCCTTTCCCTGCACCAGCACCAACGACAGCTTCCGCTTTACCTGCACCTTTAGCAACAGTTTCAGCAGCAACAATTTCTTCTTTTACCCCACGTATAGCTTTAATAGCAGCACCAACAGGACCGCTTAATCCCCAAAGAACAAATGCTCCGGTTACTGCTGCTATAGCAGGAAGCAATGTTAAAATTATTGCTGGTGTGCTGTTTAATAGTTTATGGAAATCCTCTAATGCTTTATTCCATTCACCTCTCATTATTTCGCCAGGCAAACGAAAACCTGCAAAAATATCAAGCTTGCCGAAATTCTCTTTCAAATCTGCAAACGGTCCTACCCATGTTCCAATTATGCTTTTCTTACCTTGCATCCATCCAACTAAATCTTGAATGGCAATTGCAACACCGACAACAGCCGCAGACAATGCTAACCATGGGAATACAGCAGCCCAATTAGCGGCTGTAAATTTCCACATCCAACCGACCATATCAATTAAATAGGCGAGCATTCTTGGCCCTAATACAAGAGCCATAGCAATGCCTAATACGTCAATAGCGTTCTTCAATCCACCAATAGCAGTAAAGAATGATTTAAACATATTAACTATAATATCAGTTAATTGTTTAATAGCTGTTCCAAGTATAATAGATAATCTGGTGACTTTTAGAAACTCAGCTGCTCCCAATACCATTTGGTTGCGTGCATATATCCAAGCACGCCCAATAGTCCAAGGAACCTTAGCAAATTTTTCATTTAGCTCTGGACTAACAGAACCGAGAGCCTTGGTAAATTCGTCAAATGTTATTTTACCAGCTTTAGCTAATGCTCTCAAACCTTCTTCATCAGTTTTGAAATAACTCTCTAACAACCTCAAAGATGAGATAGATGTATTTTGTAACATGCCAATCATACGTGGACTGGCTTTGCCCATTACATCAACGCGATTGATAATAGCAAATAGACGTTCTTGTTGTTCTGCTGTTGCTCTATCTACCTTCAATGCTTTGAAGACATTCTCCGTAACATTTAGCAATTCTTCTTGAGATATTTTTGCATCCTTAGATGATTGTAGAAATTCTCTAAATGTATCTGCTACTCCAGTATAAGCAACGCCAACCTGTTGAGCTATCTCAAAGGTTCGATCCATTGCTTCATTGACATCATCTAACGGTCGAGCAACATTCTCTATTTGCGCTCTAATCTTTTTGATTTCATTCCCGCTCTCAAGTAATCCATCAATAAACTCACCAATCTTTTCTACTGAGAATACAATACCAATAGCAGCAGCAGCTTCAAGAGCAATATCTTTTATTCTACCAATACCGCGTTCATATTCCTTGACGCCTTTCGGATCAAATTCAGTTCCAAGTATAGTAATAAGTTCACGAACAATTGCCAATTATATTACTCCTGGCGCCAGAAGCTCATTATTATTTCTGCTGATCAATTGCTCGCTTTTCTAATGCTGCTTTCATATCAAGTAACGCATTCAATTTTATCAAATCTATCACATCCACCTCCCCTGATTTTACTTCTGCCACTGTTACTAAACCTTCCATAACTGGCCGCCAAATAATCAATTCTTCAGCAAAATCATCTCGCAGAACGCCTATGGGCTCACCATATTCTCGCGGACCTGTCCAATAAGGGTTCTGCCTCGCGTAAAAAGGTCAGTATAATTATATTTCAACACCTCCACCACTAGAGCAATAATATCAGAAACATCATGGATAGCTAAATTCAATAAACCTTCATCGAGTTTTTCAGGTTCATTATCTCCAATCATTACAGTAACAAAATCAGGAT